GACGAGGGGTTGGATACGGCGCACTAGGCCGGCGCAGCCACACCCCTCGTTGGTGTTCAGGTACGACCCTGAGCTGCTGAGTAACTAGCCGCTCGGGGTGCGGGCTTCAATTTCGTACGGACTATTTTTGTAGCCGTAGCGCAGCAGATACCAGAATATCTTGATCGCCCACAGCCACGGGCCGTCACGCTCGATTTGCTTGACGTGGACTTGCTCATGCGCGAGCAGGTCGAGATAGCCTTCACAGCCTGGGCGGCAATAGATCGTCTTCCATGGCATCGTCACAGCAAGGGCGCCGCTTTTCAGCAGGAACCACAGGATCAGGCCGGTGGCAGTTTTCACACGACCACCGAAATCACAGCCACCAGCGCCCAGCCCGCCAGCGTGGCCACAATGTCCCACCAATCAGCTTGATGTTTATCAGGATGGAAGGCGTCGTAAACCTCTTTGCCAGCAGCTGCAAGCAACACAGCGACACCGGCAAGGCCTAGTGAGTCAGTTAAGAAAGTTGCCACCGCAGCAATGATGTAGCCGGCAAGGAAGTGTTTCAGTTTGTCGTTCACAGTTCGCCCTGCACGATCTTCAATCCCTTCGCCTCAAACGCATCCCAAGGCGTCCAAGGTACGGAGCTTGTCACGCCGTCTACGGTAACGTCTCGGGAGCCTTTGTAGATGTAGAGCGACTTGGGCAGGTTGCCCTCGATCCATGCTTCCTCCTCTGCGCTCATTTGGCCGCTTGAGCAGTAGTGGGTGATATGCCCCAAGCTAACACTATTGCCAGTTTCTGGGTCAATGCTGACAGGTGTCAGCGCGACGGTGAACATTCCCAAAACACCTTTGAGTGCCTTGGTCTGGTCTTCCGACGCTTGTTTCAGTTTGTTTCTGACGGCGTTTAAGTTGCCAGCGGGGATGATGTAAGTTGTGATGTCCATGGTGGGTTTGTCCTTCGTTGTCACTCAGACCCATTACAAATACGAGGCGCAGGCAAAGCCAACGGCGAAGTGGGCGTACGTCCGGTAGACGTCGAGAGTGCGAAGGCGAGACCCGGCATTGCTGCCGCTGCCCCAATGGCCACGAGAAGTCACACAGAGCTGATCGCGCATGTACTGGTAGTAGTAATCCGTGCCCATGGCATTGCTGCCTGCCGGGCTCATGCCGCTGGCAGCGGGCAGGCCTAGCATGGACAGCAGCCGGTTGGCGGCGGTGTCCCAGGCAAACACCTGGTTGGCGGCATTGCCGTAGCGCTGGCCGTAGGCGTTGTTGGGGTAGGTGGTGGTAAAGTTGGGCGTGACCACATCAAACTGCGCCGCTGCACCCGTGGCGCCCCAGTGGTCGGTGGCCAGCGTAACGCCTGATGTCACGGCGGCAATGTCCACGCTGGTCTTGAGCGCATAAAACACACCCTTGGTCGTGCTGCCGCCCGAGGTGTAGGCGGTAAACGCGGTGCCATCCACGGCGTTGAGGGTGATGGTGTTGGCATCAGTCACAGTGATGGCATACAGCCTATTGTTGAGCTGTGTCATGCCGCCAACACTGTTAATCTGCACCACATCGCCTGTGGTATAGCCATGTGCGGTCACAGTCAAGGCCACCGGGTTGGCTTGGGTGGCGGCGGTGATGGTCTTGCTGGCCGCAATACACATCAGGCCGGGATTAATCTTGTAGATGTTGCCGGCCACGTCGGCAATGCCGCAGGCTTGGCCGTTGTGCGTGGTGCGCGCAAATGGCACACCCGAGCCGGTCAGGGCAAAGTTGGGGTAAGTGGTGGTGCCCGCGCTGGTAAAGGTGACAGCGCCCGCGCCGTTGAGTGTGACATCGGCCTCGCTCTTAAGCGCATTGTTGTCATTGCCCTTGGGGAAGTTGCGCACGCCGGTCGGGTCATACCATGCACAGTACGTGGTGCTGGTGGCAGCTTGGGCATGGGCCTCGCTGATGCGGCACAGCGCGTCGGCAATGAACACACTTTCCGGGAAAAACTTTTCGCCCCGGCTTTTGGCTGCAGAGATCGCCCCACCGTAATTGTTGACGCCGCCCGTGACCGCCGTGAACCCCACTTGCGGCGTGCCAGACAAATTGGGGCCAGACACCATCGGCATGGCATTGGCAATGCTTGAGGCAATGACGCCATTGGCGCTGCAGTCGTATTTGTCGCGGAAAAGCCCCAACTGGTTGGCCCCGGCGTTCACAAAGGCGCGGTGCAGGTAGTAGCCCTCGGCGTTGGCGGTAGTTTCGTCTGGAAACTGGGCAAGGCGAACGATGTCGATTGAGTTGACACCGTAACGTGCATAGCTGGTGTTTTGCACATGCCCCAAACGCATCCAAAACGCTGGCACCCACACCATGAACGAGCCGTCGCTGTACTGGTAATTACCGTAGTTGGCAGAGGTGATGTCATCAAAACCTGCCAGCCCTGTGTACCCAACTGGCAAAGCCGGGCAAATGCCCACGCCAAAAGTGGCCCCGGCAACACCGATGTCATTGACGCCGTAGTGGTAGTTGTGCGATCGATTGTAGGTGGCGATGGCTTGCTTTTCTGTTTCCGTGAGTGCGCGGTTGATGGCGACGAAGCTGGTAACGCCTGCTTGCGGGAGTGTGTACACACCGCCAGCATGGACAAAACCCTCGGTAAATTCCGTGTAGTTCAGTCCGTAGGCGCTGGGCGCAGAGGCACACAGCGTGTAAGTACCGGCAGGCAAAGTGACCGTCAGCGCATCGTCTACGCGGTCGTAATACAACCCTTTGTTGGTTGTGTTGTATTGCTTAATTAAAGGTCGGCCAGCACTGGTACTCTGACTTGCGTGATTTCCGTTACCACTCTTATCCAGTATCAGCCCCACTGGCTGCTCTACCGCAGTAACTGGCGTAGTGCCTGCGGAGTCTTGGAACATGGTGCTGAAATCGCTGGGGTCGTACCAGAGGCCTTGTTCGCTGTTGCGGAAAAGAGACGCGGGGGAGAACAGGCGCTTTACCGCGGACGCGATAGCGGTCAGGCGGGTAGCGAGCAGCCGCATGGTTTAGCCCAGCTCAGTGATGCACAGGACGCCGTTGGCCGTTGCCGCGCTGTCGCGAATGGCGGCAATGTTGGCATTCGGCGGCACGGCGATGTCCAAACGCTCACCGGCCTCAATGAAGTGGCTGGTGGCCAGGGCGGTCTGGGCTACGTTGCCCACGATAAACCGCATGTCGCAGGTACGCGCCTTCAGGCTCACACGGCGCACCGTGGCGCTCAGGGCGACGTTGGCGCTGACCGTGGTCACGGTGATGGAAGTAGCCGCGCCGGGCTGTCCTAGAGGCTCTGTGGCAAGCCCCGAGCCCGAGGCGTAGGGCAAGCCGTCCGCCGGGTTCAGCAGCACGGCGGTGGGGGAGAAAGTGGCACGGTTGGGTGTGGGCATGAGGCCTCCTGGGGGTTAAAGTCCGCCGTACATGACCGCGCCCGCGGTGTGCATGGCACGGCTCTGTTCGTTCTTGGCAGCAGTGCAGTAAGCGTTCCACATGGCCAGAAAGCGGTCAGATGCGTCCTTGTCAAAGACCTCGCTATCCTGCTTGTTGTAGGCCTTGTGCTTGACCCAGTACAGCAACGGCAATACGTGTTGGTCATCAATCTCGAAGACGTCGCCCGACGCGACCGTGACCGGCAGACGGAAGGTGCTCAGGTTGACAGTGGCCGCCAGGTTCGGCTTGGGGAACGCACGCAGGGTGTGTTTCTCCAAGCCGGTAATCAAAGCGCGCAGCGGGCCAGTCTTGCCGTCAAAGAACATGCCCTGGGCAGTCATCTTCTCGACTGGAACCAAGGGGACTTCACGGCCAGTGAGCGAGTCAGCGGCGGTGCGGATCTTGAGGATGCTCGCGTCTGTGTCGTACCACTCGGTTCCATCGGCCAGCACCGACACGGTGAAGCTGCGGGCATCAGCGACACCGTAGGTATCACGGCAGAACTGCTTCTGCGCGTCGTCGATGTACGTGTAGACCAGGGCATCTGACCACAGGTACGGCTCCGCGAGGTCAGAGACCTCTTCACGGAAGACGGCGAGCAGTTCTGTCGTGTTCATTACGCGGCCTTGTCAGCCTGGAACTTCTGCCAGAGCACGTCGCGCTCTTTGCCGTCGATGTCCCAGCCCAGCTCTTTGGACAGGACCGCTGCGTGCGGAGCGCCGGTACCAGCGAAGTCGGTGCGCTTGCCGCGCAGGATGAGTTTCTCGAAAACGGCAAACACGGCCTCCTGGCGTTCGGTAGGCACGGTGGGCGCCTTGACGCCGCCGGTTTCTTCCGGCTCGGGGATTTCCTCGGCGGGCACGATGCCGACGGCGATCAGCTCGGCGTGCATCTGGGACGGAGCGTAGGTGGGCTCGCCCTTCTTGAAGGCGACAGAGCGGCCGGAGATGGAGGCAACAGTCATGTTGCGCGGTGCGGTGTAGTTCATGGTGGGTGCATGGGTTGGGTGATAGAAGAGCGGGGCTTCGGCCCCGCTCGCTTCAGCGCTTAGCTGATCTGGATCTCACTGGTGCGGCCGGTGATGATGTACTCGAGGCGCACCGTCAACTTGCCCGCGGTGGCAGCAGCCACAGTCGGAGTCACGGTGAGGCGCAAGTTTTCACCGGTGCCGGCGTAACCGGTGGGGACCAGGGCGGTCAGGCCGGCAGCGGTCTTGTCGGTGGTGCCGAGGTAGCGCACATCGGAGCCGGAGTCACCGACCTTGACGTTGTAGGCTGTGGAGCCTGTGAACGCTGTGTTAGTCACAACGCTGCCACCAGTGACGACGGCGCCCGGGGGCAGCGGGATCACGTCAAAGACGTGAGCGGCCACCGAGGCGAACGCGTCAGCGGCGCCGACGGTGTTGGTCATGGTGTCACCGATGCTGAAGGTGAATTCAGCCACCAGCGGGTACTGGGCGGTACGGGATTTGATCTTTGCGGTCATGATGGTTCCTTGGGTTTATCGTGGATGACGTTCAGGAACAACCCTGAACGCCCTCTCCTCGATTGGTTTTGGCTTCAGAGCCATATACTTTCAATGCGACTTCGTCGTACGCTTGCGCTGCTGCTTCAGCAGTCGGGAAGCGTTTTTTAAGGTGGGTAACGCCGTCACGGGTCAGTTGCGCCATCCACTTGCCGCGAACAGCATCGAATGTCACGCCCTTGAAACCGGACGGGCTGGCTTTACTGGTCTGACGGCGCGCGATGGGTTCGTGGCTGGTCAGGGGAGAGACAGGCAGCGTGAGATCGTTGAGGTGGGCAAACTCGCCGAACGCTTTAGCAGCAGCGGCGTTGTATGCAGCAGCGGCCTCCAGGTCGGTGTTGTGTCGCCCTAAGTACGACGCCGCTCCGTTGACGATGAGCTTCGCGTTCCAGAACCCTCGGCCGTCCGGCCTGCGTTGCCACGTCACCCCTTTGAACGGGGAGGCGCCGCGAACGACCTGCCGGTTAGCCTGGTTCAAAGAGTTAGTGCAGAGCCGCAAGTTATCCCTGCGGTTGTCCAACCTGTCGCCGTTCCGGTGGTCGACCATGACGCCGTCCGGGGCGCCCAGCAAGAAGCGGTGCATGCGCCCGAGTTTGCGGTTGAACGCATACCCGTCGCTAACACACCAATTCGCACTGATTGCCACTAACATCTTGAAATCCTCATCGTCAACTAAAGCCACTTTGCCCTGGGTCAGGATCACCTCTTTGGTCATAGTCTTCACTCCGTTCTAAGTTAGAGCTTAGACTATAACACACCCCTCAACCTATTGAGCCACGTAGCAGCTGACGACACCGAAGTCTTCAACCGCATTGCCTTCGTAGATGTTGCCGAACTTGGGCTTCAGGAAGCCCAGGATCTTGCCGATGGCGATGGCCTGAGAGTTTTTGAAGTCGAAGTCTTCCTCATTCCACTCAGGAGCACCCAGGTCGGCCATGCCGAGGGCCTGTGCGCCACAGAACAGCACCTGGCAGCCGTCAACCGTGCCGCCCGCGCCGTACTTGCCGGAAGAGAGGCCGGAAGTGTTGGGCACATGGCGGAACTCGTGCAGGTAGATGCCGTCGATCTTCACTGCATCACCGCTGAACAGCTTGTCGTTGACGCCAGAGTTCTGGCTGTAACGCAGGTTGGCGTTGTAGTCAGGATCTTGCTTCAGCTTGGCCATGGCCTGAGGTGTC